AACAATTATTAGATGAAGCAACAGCAACAGGTACTTCTGCAGGTTCAGAAGAGTGGTCTGGAGTAGCATTACCATTGGTAAGAAGAATCTTTGGTGAAATCGCAGCGAAAGAATTCGTTTCGGTTCAACCAATGAACTTACCTTCAGGTCTAATCTTCTTCTTAGATTTCAAATACGGAACTGCACAACCGGGTAATCCATCATACGCTGGAAAATCTTTATTCGGTGGTAATGGTACTTCTGCAGCTAATTCTGACTTCGGTAGAACTAAAGCAGCAGTAAACGGTCTTTATGGTGAAGGACGTTATGGATATTCAGTAAATGATTCATCAGTAGCAGTAGCTGCAGGTAACCAATCATTTGCAACAGCATCTTGGTCAGATGTAGGATTTGATTCAGCATTGTCTGCATCAGTTGCCGCATCTCAAATCGCTAAAATCCGTGTATCAAAAGCAAACGTATCTGCAGTTTCTGACGTAGATGCAGTTCGTTCATTCTATGTATCATCTTCAGTATTCGCAGCAGCAGATTCATTCTACCCTGCATACTCTTCATTTGACGGAACTAATTATACATTCTTCGCTAAAGTAGCTAACATTTCATCTGGTTCAGGTGCAACTACTTTAACGGTTAAGTATTCTGAGCAACCTGCAGCTTATGACAGAGGTGATTTCGAAGATGGAAATCCAACAGAACCGGCTACTGATTTAGGTATTCCAGAAGTTGATTTAGAATTGAAATCAGAGGCTATCGTTGCTAAGACTCGTAAGTTAAAAGCAGTGTGGACTCCAGAGTTGGCACAAGACTTAAATGCTTACCACTCAATTGATGCTGAAGCAGAATTAACATCTATGTTGTCTGAATATATCTCATTAGAGATTGACTTAGAAATCTTAGATATGTTAAAAGCTAACGCGTTAACAACTGAGTATTGGTCAGTAACTTTAGGTGAAGAGTATAACTCAGCAACAGGTGCATGGTTAGCAGGAACAAACTCTGCAGCATACACTAAAAACACATGGTTCCAGACTTTAGGTGCTAAAATCAACAAAGTATCTAATAAGATTCACCAATTAACATTACGTGGTGGTGCTAACTTCATCGTAGCTTCTCCAGACGTATGTACGGTATTGGAATCTATTCCTGGATTCGTAGTAAACGCAGATAAAGATGCAATGTCATTCGCAGCTGGTGTAACAGCAGTTGGTTCTATGGCAAATCGTTATACGGTTTACAAAAACCCTTATATGACATCTAACGAAATCTTATTAGGTTTCAAAGGTTCAAACTTCTTGGAGACTGGAGCAGTTTATGCACCATACGTTCCATTGATTATGACACCATTAGTGTACGATCCAACTAACTTCACGCCAAGACGTGGTGTTATGACTCGTTACGCTAAGAAGATGGTAAGACCAGAATTCTACGGAAAAATTTATGTTAAAGATTTAGCTAATATCTAATCTTAACTGAATTGATGTAACGATTCAATAATAGAAAGAGGGAAACGAAAGTTTCCCTTTTTTTATGTCCTAGTATATATTATGGAAACCTTGTGGTTAAACATTCAGTGTCTTATATGACATTTGAGTTGGGGAAATACCAACAAATGAATTTTTAAATACAAACAAAAATAAGGAAATTATGAAACAATCAGTTTGGACAAGTGGAAGTCCGTCAAATCCACAAGCGTTTATCACCAAAGGTAAACAACGAATCAAACAATTCGAAGGTCAGGTCTATCTCAATGATGGTGATGAATATCAAATCGAATTATTCAATCCAACTCCAAATCACGTCTTAGCAAAAATCAAAATCGATAAAGATTACTTATCGGGTGGTGGTATTGTATTAAGACCGGGTGAGAGAGTATTTTTAGAACGTTTCTTGGATTCAAATAACAAATTTGTATTCAGAACCTATGAAGTAGGTAAAGAGGCAGTTAATGTAGGTGCTATTGATAATAATGGATATGTAGAAATACAATTCTTTGCGGAATATACCTCTTCTAATTTTTTAAATAGTGGGTTTACTACAATTAGCACTAATAATAGTGGAAATTGGGGTGGTAATACATTTACTACTAATACATTGGGAATTAGTGGAGTTACGAATACTGCATATTATAGTAATACGGGAACTTTAACATCAGGTATTAGTTCAATCGTATCAACTACATCTAATACTTTAGCAGGACCAAATATTCGAAGCACAAACAAAGTTGAAACTGGTACAACTGAAAAAGGCGATACATCCAATCAACAATTTACATCATCAAATAGAAGTTTTAATTCATATTCATTTCACAATGTAGCATGGAGAATTCTACCATCATCACAAAAGAAATACCACAAAGAAGATTTAGGTGTATTGTATTGTGGTGAGTGTGGTGCAAAACGTAAAAAAGATACACATAAGTTCTGTCCACATTGCGGAACTAAATTTTAATTAACAAAATCACAAGGTATTCAATAAGGAGAGCAGAAATGTTCTCCTTTTTTATTAAAAATATTTTAAAAAATATTTGGAATTATAAAATATTATTCGTATGTTAGCTTTGTAATAAGAGTTAAACATAAAATAATAAAAATATGGAATTGTTAAATGTGCGTTTTATGAGTATTGATGAGTATTGTGACTTTGTAGAGAGTAGGTCTTTACATATGGGAGTAAGTGCGTTTGAGTTGATTCTTACACATCGCTTCGAGTTAGACTTGATTTCAGATTCGATGTATGAGAGAGCTAAATCAGAGTTATTGGAAAGAAGTTTATCACCAATATGGAGAGAGACTGAGCATTGGAGAAAAGGAAGTATAAGATAATTTTAAAATATAAAATATGAATGGTATTGGTATTAAAACATTAAAAGAAATTGAAGTTGAATTTGGTGATTTCGAAATTAAACAAGTGTGGGGTGGTTCGAATGATATTTACTTACGATTTGGATATTGGAGTAGAGTTGATGTAGTCAAATTACAACAAATTATCGGTAATTTAGCCAACGTAGTAGAAGATGATGATTATGATGATGATTGTGGTTGGTTATTTAGTTATAAATTAAAATAACTTTTTTTGAAACTTTTCCATATTTATTATCAAATACAAAGTAAATAATGGAACAATTAGCATCAATTTTTTTTCATAGTAGAACTCAAGCACACGCTTTTCATTTAGAAACTCGTGGACCGGGTTCATTGGCGATTCACTCAGCATTAAATACATACTACGATTCAATTGTAGATTTAATGGATGGATTAATCGAAGCATATCAAGGTAAATACGGAATTATAACTTTTAAACCTGTAAACGGAATTGATAATGATGCATCAAAAGAAAATATAATCGCATACTTCGATAAACTCATAAAATTCTTAGAAACAGAAAGACAATCAGAAAAATTAAAAGATAGTTGGGTTCAAAACGAATTAGATAATATTGCTAAACTATTATATTCTACAAAATATAAATTAATTAACTTAGGATAATTAAATTTAATACTTATTGAGTTAAGGGAGCGATTTTTCGCTCCCTTTTTTTATACGTTATATTTATAGGTGTATAATTGTATAAAAGAGGAAAGTATTTATGTCTCAAGCGTTAATTTGGACGGGTTCTGCAACATTCATAACGGGTGCATCAACTCCATTTGGTATTTATGATAATGATTCACAATTTCAATCAGATGCTCCAAAGGTTGCAAGTTGGTGTGCAAAACGTTTAGGCTACCCTATAATTGATGTTGAATTGCAAGGTGAAAACTTTTTTGCTGTTTTTGAAGAGGCAGTTAGTGAATATTCTGCACAAGTAAATCAATTTAATATTCGAAATAACTTAGGTTCGTTACAAGGACAACCTACTGGTACAAATTATACAGGTAAATCGATAAATGGTTCTGAATTAAACAATACAATACAAATATCACAAGCATACGGAACTCAAGCAAATGTAGGTGGTAAAACTGATATTAAAAAAGGTTCAATCAACTTAGTTGCAGATCAGCAAGAATATGATTTACAAACTTTATGGTCTGATGTGAATGAATCAAGTCAATCTATATCCGTAACGAGAGTATTTTATGAGGCAACTCCTGCAATTCAACGTTTCTTTGACCCTTATTCAGTTTCTGGTCAAGGAACATTAAACTTAATTGATGAATTTGGATTTGGTTCATTCTCCCCAGCAGCACAATTTATATTAATGCCAATTTATGAGGATATGTTAAGAATTCAAGCAATTGAATTTAATGACCAATTCCGTAAATCTGCATTTACATTCAATATAGTAAATAATAAAATACAAATTTTTCCAAAACCAACTCATAATGATAAATTATGGTTTGAATATATAGTTGATAGTGAATTTACTGCAGCATCTGCGATAATTACTCCAAATGTTGTATCAGATTATTCAAATATTGGATATGATTTTACACAATATTCAAATATCAATGATGTTGGTAAACAATGGATTAGAAAATACACATTAGCACTTGCAAAAGAAATGTTAGGTGCAATCAGAGAGAAATATTCTCAAGTTCCAATTCCTGGTTCGGAAGTTTCATTGGATGGAGCAGCATTACGAGCAGAAGCAATAACTGAAAAAGATACGTTGATGACTCAATTGAGAGAAAATTTAGAAGAAGTAAGTAGAAAGACTAGAATTGAAAACGAAGCAAATATAGTTGATCAACAACAAAAGATAATTGGTAAAGTGCCATTGGCTATTTACATCGGTTAAGGAGAATTAATATATGCCAAAGTTTTTTAACGCAAGAGATTTAAATTTTATCAAAACAATCGCCGAAGAGGTGGTTGATTATG